AACGGTCAGGCGTGTATGTGCCCGTGGGTATGTACATTGGAGCTGACAAGAAGTACTCATATTTTGCGTCTTTGCAGGATGTTAAATATGAGTACGCTGCGACGCCACACAGCCTTATTGAGGATTACGATCTCAAAATGTTGTTTCAGGAAGGTCGTGTGGAGCACGATAAGGCGTCATTGCAGCAACGTGGCAATAACAAGATTCAACCATCTTGTTTTGCCGGTATTTTGCAACCACCAATCACTTTGCCAACGAAGTTGACAGCTGAGGCAGAGAAAAAAGGTTGTGTGAAGAAGGACTGTGTGCCAGTTCCTGTTGACACGACTGTGATTGCAAAATGCGTGAAGGCACTTTCCAACAAACTGAGAGAGTTTATTGGACCGTGCAGACTGCTGGATGAAGAGGAGGCTTTATCCGGTCATATCCGTGGTGGTGGGGAACTAGCGCAGTTGGATATGACGACATCGGCGGGGTACCCGTACACGTCGATGGGTCTCAAGAAGAAGGATCTTGTTGAGATGGAAAGTTTTGGAGGACGGCAGTGCCCAAAACCGATTGGTGAGTTGCGGCGTCAGGTGGACGAGCAATTTGCACGCTGGCAGCGTAAGCAGCTTGGGAATGCTGTTTACACCACGTCAATGAAGAACGAAAGACGTGAGACGGAGAGAGTCAACCAAGGTAAAACTAGGTTGTTCTCAGCGGGGACTTTCCACAAAGTGATAAATGATCGTCGTGCGACGGGTCATTTCCATGCGCAGTGGGCTGCGTGTAGATTCTGGCATTCATATGGCATCGCTGCTCAAACTCTTGAGTGGGATGCTATGGTGAAGAAGTGGATGAAGTTCAGCGACAAGTTTGGTGCTTATGACTATTCAGGTTACGATGCGACTATTCCAATTGAGTTTGTGAATGGAGTTGCGGAGGTGATTGCAAACTTCTATGTCGAGGAGGACAAGAAGTACGTGATGTGCTCATTTTACGAGATTTCCTCGTGTTTTGAACATTTGCACGGTGAGTTGTATCAACGTCTGCAAGGGAACCCTTCGGGATGTGCAGAGACGACGCTTCTCAATTGCATAGCTAACAACTTGGTGTACTTGTATGCCTGGTGTGTTGAGTTTGGTAACTTGGATGGTGTGTTTGACCGAATGATAATGGATGCGTACGGTGATGACTGTGTTTATGCTGTGTTGAAAGACACAGAGTACGAGCAACGATTCAACCCCAAAAGGGTTGCCGAGATCGTGAGCACAATTGGCATGAAAATGGATTGTGCGGTGACAGACAAGAGTCAGGAGGTTGAGATTGGATGGATGCCAATCGAAGATGTTGTCTATTTGCGTAGACACTTCTACAGAGGAATCAACCCTGATATACCCAGCAGTGTGTTTCTTGGTGCCTTGGATAAGGACAAGATACAGGAGATTGTTGGGTGGTGTCATAAAGGTGTAAAGCTCGAGGACATGGTCAGTACTGTGCGTAACTGTTTGTCGGAGGCAGCCATGTATGGCCAAACATACATGATGGAGCTGTATAGGAAGCTGAAGTTGGCGAAGGGGCACTTCGCGCCGAAGGTCTTGGAAGCAGTTGACCCAACAGCTATTTATGATAGCTTTTTGGCCAACTACAGGGGTACGATTTTGGAAGACGTGAAGTACCCACATGCTCTATCTCCATTCTCTGCTTGCCAGCTGAGAGTGGGCGAAATAACATTTCGTTCGATAGAGCAGGCGTTTAATTACGCCAAGGCAGTTTGTTGTAATGACAAGACTGCGGCAGAAAAACTCAAGGGTGATATCAATGCTGCTCGCGCTAAGAGCATTGGTGGTGCCGTCTTTGCCAACGATCGTTGGTTACAGATGAAGATCACTGTCATGCGCAATCTCGTTAAGTTGAGATATGATAGTGATGCTGGTTTTCGTGGGGCACTGCGCAAAGGTGTGCAGTACCGCTACGGAGCCGGGAACCTTGAGAGTTTCTGGGGTTCTACCAATGGTGGTAGAAACGAGTATGGGAAAATACTCATGGATCTGGCTACGAG